CGAGACACCTTACGGCCGCTGGTTCGGTACCGAGATTCTCGACCACGACAAGAAATCCATCCGTCTCGGCCGCATGAAGGACGGCGGCCCGTTGCTGCTGGACCATGACACGCGGTCGCATGTCGGCGTCATCGAGAGCGTTTCCATCGACCCCGATCGGGTCGGGCGCGCCGTGGTGCGTTTTGGCAGAAGCGCCGCCGCAGAGGAAGCCTTCATCGATGTCAAGGACGGCATTCGCAAGCACGTTTCTGTCGGTTATCGCGTGCACAAGATGCGCCTCGAAGAACAAGGCACCGACGGCGCCGATCCGATCTACCGCGTCACCGATTGGGAACCGCTTGAAGTTTCCATCGTCGCCGTGCCAGCCGACGCAACGGTCGGCATCGGCAGAGCCGACACCACATCCGAATTTGAAACCGAAATCGAGGGCGAAGCCATCAAGGCAGAACCCGCCGCAGCACCCGCCGCAGCATCCGCTTCCCCCGAACTCATCCAAGAAAGGAATCACATCATGACCGAAACACCCGACATCACCGTCATCGAGAACAATGTCCGCAGCGCTGAGCGCGCCCGCGCCAACGAAATCGCCGCCTTGGGCGAGCTGCATGCCAAACGTGGCGGCGACAAGCTTGCCATGCAATACATCCGCGAAGGCAAGAGCGTCGAAGAGTTCCGCGCCGCGCTGCTCGACGCGGTGTCGGCGGCGCCCGAGACCGATGTCGTCACGCTCAACGAACGCGAAGCAGCGAATTATTCCTACGTCCGCGCCCTGGCCGCCGCCCTGGCACGCGCCGAAGGCAAGAACGTCGCCGGTTTCGAAGTCGATCTGAGCCAGGAAATCGAGCGCGGCATGCCGCCGGAATACAAGCGCAACGGCGGCATTTTCGTGCCGCTGCGGCTGCGCAGCGCCATTTCCGAAGCGCTCTACAACACCAGCGGCAAGGGCGACTCGACCGTCTTCACCCAGGCTGGCGAATTCATTGACCTGCTGCGTAATACCAGCGTGTGCGTCGGCCTCGGTGCGCGCGTGCTTTCCGGCCTCACCGGCCCGCTGAGCTTCCCCACGCAAACCGCCGGCGCCACCGTGTACTGGGTGGCGGAAAACTCCGGGACGGATGTGACCGCCAGCAACGCCACACTGTCCTCGGTCAGCCTTGCGCCGAAGACCATGCAGGGTACCACCGCGTTCTCGCGTCAATTGATGGCGCAGTCCAGCATCGATGTCGAAGGCATGATCCGCCAGGACCTGGCCGCCGGCCACGCGCTGGCCTGGGATTTGGCCGTGCTGCACGGCAGCGGCTCGAACAACCAGCCCACCGGCATCTATTCCGCCAGCAACGTCAATGCCGTCGCGATGGGCGGCGTGCCGACCTTCGGCAAGCTGATCGACATGGTCACCGAAGTCCTCAAGGACAACGCCCTGATCGGCACCTTGGCATTCGCCACCACCCCGGGCATGGCCGGCAAGCTGGCGCAGACCGTTATCGCCGCCTCGACCGACACCCGCATGATCTGGGACGGCAAGCTCACCGACGGCACCTTGACCGGCTACAAGGCGGTGGCCTCCAACCAGGTCAGCGCGACGCTGGGTGGCGGATCGGAACACGGCATCGCCTTCGGCAACTGGTCCGACGCCATGATCGGCATGTGGGGTGCCCTCGAATTGGTAGTCGATCCGTACAGCCTCAAGAAGCAGGGCATGATCGAAGTGACCAGCTTCCAATTGGCCGACGTCGCCTTGCGCCATGCGCAGAGCTTCTGCAAAGCCACTGGCGCCACCATCGCCTAATCATGCGTGTGCGTTTTATTCGCGGCACGGCCCTGGGAGGCATCGGCAACGATGCCCACCCCGGCGACGAGCGCGATCTGCCCGAAGGCCAGGCGAAAAGTCTGATCTCCGGCGGTCGTGCCGTCGTGGCGCCTGCCGAGCTGGCACCGGCCGAAACCCCGCCTCCTGCCGCACCGACATCTCAAAAACGCAAGAAGAGGACCTGACATGGACACCATCGGCGAATCCACACTGACCCATCTTTTTACCAGTGGCGTGGCGTCACTGACCACCGCGAACATCGGCGCGTTGACCACCGCCAATGTATCAGTCCTCTCCGGCGTCGATTGCCGGGCGTTGTCCGGCCAGGGCGCCGTACTGCTGGTGGCGAAAAACACCGGCGGCAGCGGGGCGCTGACCCTCGCCGCGAAACTTGCCCACGCGCAGGATGGCGACGTGGTCACCAGCGTCACGCCGGGCATCAACACCGGCAACGGCACCTGCACCCAGGTCTATGGCGGGCCCAACAGCGTCGCGGAAAACATCACCATTACATTTTCCAATGCGACCACAGCGTCCGTGGTGGGCGATGTGACCGGCGCGATCGGCACCGCGACTGTCGGGACGCTGTTTCAGAGCGCCCAAATCGAATTCATGCTTACTGCCGGCAGCGTCGCCTGGGTGAACAATGACACCATCGTCATCGTGACCACAGCGCGCACCTATGCCGACGTCGCCGACGTCGCATTCACCACGCTGACCACGGCCAACGTCGCGGCGCTGACCGCGGTGCAAATGAAACCTCTCAACTTCGACCAGGTTGGCCGTTTCCTGCGTCCGCAGGTCACGCTGGGTGGTACGGCGCCGGAATACGAAGTCGCCATGACCTGCATGAGCCAAGTCAAGTAATCATGGCCATCGTCGAAAATTTCGCTACATTCATGACTGATTGCGGCATCGATGTCGTGGTCGGCGGCGTGAATGCGCGCGCTATTTTCGACAATGCCGCCGCCGATGCCCTCGGCCTGGTGGCCGGTACCAAACCCGTCTTACTCCTCGCGACCGCCTCCGTCGCTTCAGCCGTCAGCGGTGATGCGGTCACCGCCGGCGGCGCTTCTTACACCATCGCCGAAATCCAGCCCGACGGCACCGGCATGACCCGCCTGATCCTGGAAGAAGCGTAATGCCTACACCGATCCACGCGCGCCGCCAGATCCGCGAAGCCGTTGCAGACGTCTGCACGGGCCTGGCCACCACCGGCACACGCGTGCATCAGTCGCGCATGCGCCCGACCTTGACGCTGCCGGCGCTCTTGATCGAGACCAACAGCGAAAACGTGTCGCTGCTGGATTTGAGCAACATCCAGAACCGCGTGCTGGAAATCGTGGTGCATGGCCTGGTCAAAGCCGCCGCCGATGTGGATGACAAGCTGGACACCATCGCGCTGGAAGTTGAAACCGCCATGGCCGCCGCCGGCAACTTCGGCGGAAAGATCAAGGGCAATGCGGAACTGCAGAACATCAGCATCAGTTTTGATGAACTGGAACACCCGGTAGGGGTGGTGAGCCTGAAATACATCGCCCTGTATATCACCAACGCCGGTAGTCCCGGCACTTTGCTTTAAGGAGAATCGCAATGGCTACACCTCGCACCCCTGCCGGAATGCGCATTTACATGCAATCGGCAATTAGCGCCACCCAATCCCTATCGGCCATCAGCAAGGCCAATCCCGCGGTCGTCACCTACAACGGCGCCGACCCGTCCAACGGCGACTACATCGCTTTATTCGACATGCAGGGCATGACCGAATTCAACGACGCCGTGGTCAAAGTCGCCAATGTCGTCGGCGGTTCGAACACTTTCGAGTGTGAAGACCAGAATTCGACCGGTTACGGCACCTTCATCTCCGGCAACATGGCCGTGGTCACCCTGGGCACGGAACTGCAGATCGCCACCGGCTTTTCGGCCAGCGGCGGCGAGCAGCAATTCGCCGAATACGGCCTGCTGTGGGATACCGTGCAGCGCAAATTCCCGACCACGCAGACCGGTGCGCAAATCGACCTGCCGTGTATCTGGGATCCGGCGGATAGCGGCTTGATCGCCGTGCGCCAGGCGGCAGACACCAAGGCCAAGATGGCGTTCAAGATCCTCGCCGCCGACGGTCTGGAAATCCTGTTCTACGGCAACATCGGCGCATCTGGCCTGCCGCGTGCCGACAATATCAACAGCATCATGACCACCAACGTGACTATCACGATGGTGACCAAGCCGCGTTACATCCTGCCGTAGCTCCTGCCTATCCGGCGGCAGCGGTGACTTCACCGTGCCGGGCGCCTCACCTGGCCGCCGCCGGACCCTTTTTGAGGCACAACGAATGAGGCAAACATTATGTTGAAACTGCAACCCAACCCCACCTTCAAGGCGAAAGTACCGGTGTCCATCGCCGGGCAGGTTCGTCCAACCGAAATCGAGGTGGAATTCAAATACATGTCGCGTTCCGAACTGCGCGAATTTTTTGCGCGCAATTCCGGTGAAAACGACGACGTGGTAGTCAAAGAAATCATTGTCGGCTGGTCAGGCGTGGAAGAGGCATTTTCCGAAGAGGCGCTCGACAGACTGCTCGACAAAATCCCAACAGCATCGGCCGACTTGTTCGCCGTTTTCCGCCGTGAACTGTTGGAATCCAAGCAAAAAAACTGATTGCGGCCACGCGTCGCATCTATGCTCCGCAAACGTGGCAGCAGATGGCGCGCATGTTCGGTGTGCCGGAAGAACACATGAAGTCTTTCGCCACGCCGGACGTCGATGTGTGGCCGTGCAACTGGAACACCGTGCAACTCTTCATGGCCATGAGCACTCAATGGCGCGTGAGCATGAACGGACCGATCGGGCTGGATTATGTGGCGCTGCCGGTCGTATCGCGCGCGCTGGGCATTCGCATTACGCCCAAGCGCATGGCCGGCATCCGCATCATGGAAAGCGAAGCATTAACGATCTTCAGCCAACGGCAAACCTGAATCCGGCGCCGAACAGCACCAGGGCCGCGAACGCCCAAGGCAGCGCGCGCTGCCAGCCGCGCGCGCACGTGGCGAGAATGCAAAACACAACGAAATACACCGCCCATTCCATGAGGACAGCATAGCATGGCCGGCGAAAAAACGCTGTCAATCGTCATCACCGGCGACACCAAGTCCGCCCAGGACGCCATATCGCGTTTCAAGGCCGAACTGAAAACACTTGATGTGCAGATGAATCAAGTGCAGTGGTCGAAGATGAAGGACGGCGTAGCGTCCATCAGCACCCAACTCGACTCGCTGAAAAACAGCTTCATGCTGATCAGCGGTGCCGCCGGCACCTTGATGGCGACCATCCAGATGGTCGTGATGCCAATGGCGAAGCTGGTCGAAACCGCCGATCAGATGAACGATATGGCGCAAAAAATCGGCATCGGCGTGCGTGAACTGGCGAAATATGAACTGGCCGCGCGACAGTCGGGCACCAGCATGGAGGCGATCGCCAAAGGCGTCAAATCCCTGTCCGGCAACCTGCTCGAGCATGGCGACGCCTTCAAGTCAGTCGGCATCAATGCCAAGGACGCCGATTCCGCCATGAAGCAGCTGGCCGACATGTTCGCGGCCATGCCGGACGGCATTCTCAAAACCACGCTGGCCACCAAAGTCTTTGGTAAGGCCGGCATGGATTTGATCCCCATGCTGAACCTGGGCGCCAAAGGCCTCGAGGAAGCCGAAAAGCGCTCGGCAAAGTACGCCGATCAAATGGCCAAACTGGCGCCGTTGTCCGACAAATTCAACGACACCATGGCGGAATTGGCGACCAACGCCAAAGTGGGCGGCATGGCCATTCTGAATGACCTGTTGCCGCCCTTCAACGATTTAATCAAGAAAATAGCCGACGCTCAATTGGCGGGCAATGGATTGTTTGCCTCATTGCTGGCGGGATTGAATACCTCCAGCGTGTTCGGACCGGGCATTGGTGAAAGAAGCCTGGATGATCTGCGTGAACGTGCGGCGTCGCTGCAGGGCACTATTAGTTGGATCGAGGGATTAAAGAGAACATCCGCCAGCACCGGATCGAGTGTGGGTTTTGTTTTTGAGGGAAAGTTAAAAGCGTCTGTGGCGGAACTGAAAATTCTGCAGACAGAGATAGCCGATCGCCTAAAGCAACTGCGCGGTTTCCAGGGTGCCGTGCGTGAAGTCGACAACGCCATCGCCGCCACCGGTAGAACCGCGCAGGATAGCATCAAAAAAGGCGGCGACCTGCTGAAGAAACTCGGCGGTGAAGACGACGCCAAAAAAGCCAAGGACGCCTATGACACCCTGATGCAGTCCATCCAGGAAAAGCTGGCGCTGAAATCGGCGGAAGTGGAAGCCGGGCGCAAGCTGACTGAAGGCGAAAAGCTGCGCATTGAACTGCTCGGCAAGCTATCCCAATTGCAGAAAGTATCCGGCCTCGACCGTTCCCAGGCCGAATGGATGATCAACTACCTGGCGAAACTCAAAGACGCCACAGCGGAAACCGAGCGCCTCAAAAAAGCCCAGGAAGAGTGGACCAAGTTTGTGGTCGACTCTCTGAAGCCTCTGGACGAACAAGCCGCCAAGATCGAACAGGAAAACCAGCGCTTCAACAAGACCGAAGGCCAGATCCAGCGCGAGATCGCCGCGCGCCTGGATGACGCCGCCGCCATGCTGGCGCAAAACAAAGCCAAGCGCATCCTCGAGGGCGCCACGCAGGAAGAAATCGACCTCGCGGAAAAGAACATCAGCTACTACGAAAGCCTCGCCGCCGCCCGGCGCCGCATTGCCGAGGCATCGGACCAGAAAGACACCCTGGAGGCCACCAAAAAGGCGCTCGAGGAACAGGCCAGAGAATGGCAGAAATTCACCGACGACATTGAAAGCGCACTCACCGACTCCCTGATGCGCGGGTTTGAATCCGGCAAGGGTTTCGGGCAAAACTTCGTCGACTCGCTCAAGAACATGCTGAAAACCGCCGCGCTGAAAGTGGTGGTGCAAGCCCTGGTCGATCCGGTCATGGGCAGTTTCAAAACCGCCGTCATGGGCACCGCCGCCGGAAATGTGGCGGGCACCGCCTTCGGCTCCGGCCTGGCCGGCAGCGCCATGGGCGCGACACTCATTGGCGGCAACAGCAGCTTCGGCGCGCTGAACGCCGTCGGCAGCGGCATCACGTATCTGGGCAACGCCGTCGGATCCTCGACCATTTCATCCTTCGGCATGGGCTGGCAATGGGGCGGCATGGGCACCAGCATGGCCGGTGCCACCGGCGGCTCTGCTGCCGCTGCATCCGCAGGCGCCACCGCAGCCGCCGCAGCGCCCTATGTGGTCGCCACCCTGGCCGCCATGAAAGTCCTGGGCGTATTTGACGGTGGCGGACCCAAAACCGGCGGTGACGCGCGATTTTCCGGTGGAGCGATTGGCGACTGGAACAGCGGGTGGGGATTCTTCACCGAGAATCAGGCTAATTCCACCATGGCCACATCCATGCAAACCTTCATGGATGGCCTCAAAACCACCATCAACAAACTCGGCGGCAAGATGGCCAGCGACCTGCAGGTCGCGTTTGGTGCATCGTCCGACCCGCAGGGCACGGCACCGGACCGCATTGCCGCCCTGGTCAACGCCAAAGGCCGCGATTACCTGCAGCAATCCACCGAAGTGGCGCGCGGCAGCGGACAGACCGAACTGACCAACCAACTCAATCGGGTGATGATCGCCGCCCTGCAGGCGTCCGAATTGCCCGCCTGGGCCAAGACCATCGTCGATGCCGTGAATCCGGCCACGGCCTCGGTCGATCAACTCGGCGCCGCACTGACTGCCCTGGATAACACCATGGCGGCCATCAACAACGCCGAAGCGGCGCGCAAGGACATGCTGTATAGCCTGCTCACGCCCACCGAGCAACTGGCCAAGGCGCACCAGGATCTGGCATCCGCCGGAATCCCGGAGACCATCGCCGGTTTCCGGTCCATGGCTGAAGGCCTCGACCTGACCAGCACCGCCGGCCAGGAAACCTTCGCCAAAATGCTGAACCTCAAGGGCGCGTTTGACCTGATACAGCAAAGCGCGGTGGATACCACCAACGCCACCACGGCCGCCGCCCGCAGCATGGCCGACATCGCCAACGAGCGCCAGTCGCTACAGGACCAACTGGACGAACTGACGCTGTCCAGCACGGCCATGCTGACCAAGCAGCGCAACGCGCTGGACGAAAGCAACCGTGCCCTGTTCGACCAGGTCACCACGGCCAGG